TATATTTTCTTTTTTTTTATATATTTTAATATTTTAAATATATTAGTTCTGAAAAATTCAGGAAATAAATCTAAAAAACTAAAAAAATAATTTTCATGTAATTTTTCACTATTTAGAAATTTTTTTAAATGATACCAAAATTTATAAGGTTGATCAAAATGTCCTAGCGTTTCATCTAAATCAAATACAATAGAATATTTCTTCTTAGTCATTAAAATAGTTATTTAATAATATAAATAAATATTTTAATTATTATAAATAAAATATTTATATACTCTAGATGAAATTATCAAAACAAGACTATATAGATGTATTAAATTTTTATACAATAAATTTCAATAAAGATTTACCAATAAAAATATTAAAGAAAATGACCGAAAAAATAATAGCAGAAAAACTATGTAGATGTATAAAAAAAGTTCCAAATAAAGGTTTTCCTGAATCAAGAGCAATTGGTATATGTAATAATAGTGTAGTTCAAAAAAAAAAATTAGGGATTTATAAATTTACATGTAAAAAGAAAAAAGAATTAAAACTAAAAAATAATTCATATCCAAATGAAGATAAAATATTTAAAACAGTTAATGGAAAATTGGGATTAAAATCAAAGAAACAAATAAATAAAACACAAAAAAAAAATTATTTATTTAAATAATCTATTGCTTTTAATAATATCCGTTCTTGATCTGATATTTTTTGAAATATTAAGTTTTCATTTAAATAAATAGTCAAATAATTACTATTATATGTCTTTAAACATATTGATAATCCTTTATCGGTTATTTTTATATCGCATAAAACTGCTCCATTTGTAATTTTAACATTATCAATATTTTTTAAACTAATCCATCTAATATTATTACCATAATTCAAATCTTTTATATCATCTATATACCTATAATCTTTTAATTTTGAATGAAATATTTTTAGATCTGTTTTTTTTATTCCAAGTTGTTGCAAAATATTATTTTTTTGAGCCTTAATATCTTGTATATTAGTATTAATTATGCTTAAATTATTATTATTTTGCAGTGCTTCTTGTAATAAATCCAAATTCATTTATTATTTATTATATATATATAATAAATGAATTTTTATATAAAAAATAATAATATTTTTTATGAAGATTACAAAATATTAGATGGAAGCTTATCTTTAATAATTATTCCTATTGCTATTGTATTGATTATTAAAAAATATTTAATAGAATATTTTAGTTATATGTTTTTATGCGTGGCAATAATTGGATCTATTGACGCATATTATAGATATGTGATATATAAATATTTTTGGTTGTTTAGTATAGGAGGATTCTTACATTTGTTATTATTGTATCCATTAATAAATATAAAAAAATATATGAAACCTAATAAAATAAATTTCTTACTTGTATTATTAGGAATAATAATAATAACTTTTTTACCATACTGGCCATATGAATTAAAAAAAACAAATATGATTATGCTAACAGTATTAATATATATATTTAGTATTTTCTTATATAAATTTTGTAGCTAGAAATATACATAAATCTTGTATATTACTATTTATTTGTATTATTTTCACTATAAACTTTTAAAGTTCTGGCACTAGCATCATTTGCAGTAACATATTTAGGCATCCAATAATACTCAATTAAATGATCAGTGCCTCGATAGTGTTTATTATAAATATATCTATAATATGCTTGCTCTATTGTAGTAGGTTTATTATTACTAATTGGAAAGTTATTATACATATCTATAACAGATAATAGTTTATTTTGTAATGTAGACTCGTGAATATTAAGTTTATTAATTTTTTCATTAATAATTTCATACCAAGATTTGGTTAAACTGCTAACACCATCACTAAATGCTTCTTTTGTTCTCCACAAAATTTCATTTGGTAGAAGTTCAATTGCAAGTTCATGAAATGATTTTCTAACCAAATATTTTTCACATTTATCTTTAGTTGTATTAAAACGTAAATTTCTATCAATTGTTAAATAAAATTCAACCCATTTTCTATCTAAAAATGGAGTTCGTGGTTCAAGACCATGAGAAGAAATACAACGATCACTTCTCAATACATCATACATATAAATATCTTGAAGAAGACGTTTACATTCTTTATCAAATTCATATTCATTAGGTGCTTTTTTAAAATATAAATATCCACCCATTAATTCATCGGCACCATCGCCATTAAATATAACTTTGCAATCTGTATTTTCTTTAATATATTTACCAACTAAATAATTTCCAACACTAGCCCTAATAGATGTAGTATCATATGATTCAATTGTTTTAATAACTTCTGGTATAGCATTAAAGAATTGATCTTCGGTTAAAATAATTTCATGATGTTTAGTTTTAAGATGTTTAGCAACTATACTAGCATATTTAAGATCTTCTGAACCAGGTAATCCAATACTAAAGGTCTGTAAAGGTTGATCTGATTTATAAAATTTATTCACTAAGGCAGCAATAAGACTACTATCTAAGCCACCAGATAATAAACATCCAATTGGTCTTTCTGATGTTCCAGATACACGTTTTTCAACAGCACTCTCAAGATTATCAATTATTTTATAATATAGTGATGCTCTATTAAGATATTTAATATTAGAACACGGGAATGATGTGTATTTTTTATAAGATAAAGTATAATTCTTTGAATTAGTATTATCAAGAATCATAAATGAACCAGGTGGAAAATGATTAATATTTTTTTTTGTAATAAGTAAAGGATATAAAACTTTTAATTCGCTAGCAAATGAAATAATATTATTTTCATTAAAATAGTATAGTGGTCTGACTCCATATGGATCTCTCGCGATTATAACTTTATTAATATTTTTATCATATAAGACAAATGCAAATACTCCATCTAAAATTGAGAGAGTAAATTCGATGCCATATTTTTGATATAAATGAAGTATAATTTCACAATCAGAATCAGTTGTTAATGTGATAGAATTATCTTCTGCAAGCTGTTTAAAATTATATATTTCACCATTACAAACAAGAATAATATTATTTATATCAAAAGGTTGATTGGATTTAGTATTTAAACCATTAATTGCTAGACGATGAAATCCAATATGTAGATTATCATAATGATTAAGAATTGAAAATTCTGGACCTCTTGGTTTACCTTTATCAAAAGAATATGATAAATTAGAAAATGAAGTAAGAGGGTTATCATTTGCATTTAATATTGCAAATATTCCACACATAATTAGCTATAATATATTATGTTTTTGTCTTTAATTGTTTTAAATTTAAGTTTAAATTTAAATTTAAATTTAAAACAAATTTTAAAATATTTAATTATAGTAAATGAATACAAGTGTTAGATTACAAAATTTTGAAAAATTAGATAATATGAATAGAAATTTATATACAAGAAATATTCCATCTAGCGATATACAACCAAATTTTAATCCAATACCAGTAAGTACAAAATATAGCACATTGCCTATTATTGACCATAGAAAAGAAACAAATATTCCAATTATAAATGAGAAATTCTATAATAGTGAAGAAGTTTTTTATCCAGGAACAAGAAAACCAAATTATAGTGGTTTTGCTACAAATGTAGACAAAGAAAGCACATTAAGAAATCAATTTTTTGCTTTACAAGCGGCCGATCAATCAAAATATATACCTCCATCTACAAGTGATTTATATATGAATCCAATAAATTTTCAAACAGTTCCAGTTAATTTAGAAGAAACATTTTTATTTAGTGAACCGGAGTTTGGAAATTTTAATCCAAATCCATCAGTTATTATTGGAAATAGAATATTTGATAATGCAACCCGAGTTCAATTAAAAAATTTAAAATAATTATTTATATTATTAATTATGACTACAAATAATAATATAAATACTTATGATTTATTATTTTTAAGCAATAAAGAATTATATAATAAATTTTTAGAAAAAAAAGAGATAACATATGTAAATATAAATGAAGATGTAATAAAATATAAAAAAGAAATAAAAACAAAAATGAATAAATTATTAGATAATTATTTAAATGATAATAGTGATATAAATAAACTATTGAAATCAAAAAATGATAGTGAGAAATATAAATATTGTTTTTATAATTTTTTAGTAAGTTTAATAGAAAATATAAAACTTCAAGAAATAAAAAAATGTATAAGTAAAGATTTAAGCGGAGTAAAAAATGAATTTAGTTTAAATGTAAAAGATATATGTAGTAATATAATGTGTATTGATATGAATTTAGCAAATGAAAACAATAATATTATAAAAAAAATAACAAATTTAAATGATTTTGTAAATGTTAAAAATTCACTTTATAAACCAAAAATTCTTCCAAAAAAAAGATGATAAAAAATATCATTATATATTAATACTATGAATAAAGATACAAGAAAACATAAAAGTAAGAAATTCAAAACATTAAAATGTGCACCAAAACAAGATGGTAAGGTTGTTACTGATTTAAAAGGTTTATCTTGTTATGGTAAAGAAGAGATATTTAATATGAAAAAAGTTTGGAATAGTAAAAACACTAATAAAATAACCACTAATAATCCAAAGGAAATATGGAAGTTTTTAAAAGATAATTTATCAAGTAAATGTTACAATGAATTATGTTGGTTAAATGACCAAACATTTAATAGAAAAATAAATAAAGATATAGTAATGAAAAATATATTTAGACCATTCTCTCCAGAATCATGGAAAAAAAAACCATATGAATGGTTATCAAGTGTAGATATAATAAAAGTGATGTCTCAATATGAAAAAAGATATAGTAAATTTAGTTTTATAGGACCATCACCTATTGATTTTGATGATAAAAAGTTATTTGGTACTTGTGTATGGGAGAGATTGTGTAAATTTGATTTAAGTAAATATATTAAAAAGAATAAAACAAAAATTGGAATAATATTTAATATGGATCCACATTACAAAGACGGTTCACATTGGATAGGATTATTTGTTGATACTGAGAAAAAATTTATTTTTTATTTTGATAGTAATGGTGATAAAATACCAAAAAGAATAAAAGTATTAGCTGATAGAATAATAGAACAAGGTAACAGATTAAAAATTAATTTTAAGTTTATGACAAATGAAGGTAAAGAACATCAACTCAAAGATGGTCAATGTGGTATTTATTGTTTATATTTTATAATTGAACTGTTAAAAGGAACAAAAAAACCGGAGTATTTTAAAAAATACCGAATATCAGATGAAGTAATGAGAGATTATAGAATAAAATATTATAATACTAATTAATATTAATTAAATATTTAATAATAATATTAATGGTTACGTAATTTTTTTCTCTTTTTCTTTTTTCCTTATGCTTTTTTACTTTCTCTAATCTTTCTACTTTCTTGAATTTTTTTTCTACTTTCTTGATATTTTTGACTGGATTGGCGTGTTTGTTTTTTTGATTGATATTTTAGACTGAATTGGTGTTTTTCTTTTACTGCATTTTCTAATAATTTGACAATTTCAATATCTTCTCTTGCCAATGCTATATCTAGTGGTGTTGTTCCATTAATGTCTCTCGCTTCAATATTTGCGCCTAATTCTATTAACAATTTTATGACATTAAGGTGTTCCTTTTTTTTCACTTTAAGGTATTTATTTTTTTTTAATTTAAGGTCTTCTCTATCGTCATGTAACCCATATAATGCTTCATGAAGCGGTGTTGCTCCATCTTTGTTTTTTATATCAATATCTGCACCATATATGAGTAATAATTTTACAGTTTCCAATTTACCCATATATGATGCTATATGTAGTGGTGACTTTGGTTTATAATTGTTTTTCGCATTGACGTCTGCACCGTTTTCAATTAACAATTTTAAGATTCCTAGGTCTCCTTCCTTCCCTGAAGCATGATCTAGTGGGGTATATCCATTTTTGTCTTGTATTTCAATATTGGCTTTGTTTTCAAGTAACAATTCCACTACTCCTAGATTTTTGCGTTCTGCAGTTGATGCTGTATGTAGTGATGTGTATCCATATACGTCTCTTGCTGTAATATCTGCACCATTTTCGAGTAATAATTCGACAATTTCTAGGCGCCCATAATTTGATGCTATATGTAGTGGTGTTTTTCTATTTTTTTGTAGTATTTTAATATTTGCGCCCTTTTCTATTAATAATTTAACTATTTCAATATTCCCTTTTTCTGCTGCTATATGAATTGGTGCATGTCCATTATAATCTAGTGCATTAATTTCAATAATGTTTTCGAGTAACATTTTTACTTCTTCAATATTTCCTTTTTTTATAGCAGGATTTATGTAATAATGATTTTGAAATCTATCCTTTTGTTTTTCTCTTTCTTTTTTTTGAGTTATTTTATTTACAGGTATATTGTCATTTTCTTCTGCTCCAGCATCTATTAATAATTTTTTTATTTCTGCGTATCCATTGTTTTTAGCTACTTTAAGTGGTGTATTTTCAGCAAAGTTTTTAACATTTAGCTCTGCTCCAGCATGTATTAATAATTTTACTATTTCAATATTCTTTTTTGATACTGCTATATGAATTGGTGTAGCACCGGATTCATTTTTATAATTTACATCTGCTCCAGCGCTTATTAATAATTTTACTATTTCAATATTCTTTTTTACAACAGCTATATGAAGTAATGATTTGCCTGAATTATCAATAACATTTACATCTCCATAATTGTCTAATGCGAATTTTACTTTTCTTAAATTTTCTTCTCTTACTCCTTCTAACAATAATTTATTGCTTTGTAGTTTTAAAATATCAATTTTATTATAATATTCATTTACTTCGTCTTGTAATTCTAGAGGAAGACTTTTATACAATTGTAGTCGTCTTATATGTTGTCTAGTTGTTTTTCCTCTATTTAAAGATTGTAATTTAGTAGCAGCGTTAGATTTTCTTGTAGAAATTCCTTTAGTATAAGCA